GGATCGAACGTATTTCGACGATCCGAGATACGCGCTATCGTCAGCAGGATCGCAGGCACATGAGCGCACACCGATGTACATCATCCCGTTTGCTGTGTTCGTGATCTGGTAAACGTAGTGGCGCTTCATCACAAGTCCGATGTTCTAACGGCAGTGGTTGATCCTCCGCCACTGCCCAATGCAGCGGCGGTTTCAAATGTTTTGATTGGGGTGGCGGTCCCGCAACGAACCCGCACAAAGAGATTGACCGTCGATCCGGGGTAGATGCCGGTGAAGCGATCCGTCGCCGTCGTGCCGTCGTACAGCACATCAACCGGCGTCGGGAAGCAGTTGGCCCCGTTCGCCGCATTGTTGCTGCTGAAGTCGTGCGAGGTGATCGTGAAGGTCTTCGTCGTCGTGTTGTAGGCCGAATAGGCGTGGCGCGTGTAAGCCCCGTTGGCGCGCAAGATGCGGATCGAGCCCGCGGCCGGCAGCCACGTCGGGATCGCCTCATTGACCACGACCGAAGTCACCGCTGCGCCGGACAAGGCGCCGTTCAGCGTGAAGAAGTTTGTCTTGATCGCGGTCCCGGTGTCCTTCGGAGCCACCAGAATGTAGTCCTGACCAGATACCACACCGCCGACCGTGAAGGTGACATAGTTGGGAGCCTGCCGGAGCGTGTTGGTGAGGTCGAACACCTTGTCCGAGGCCGACAGGTCGAGCGCCTGCAATCCGAAGCCGTATGCCCCGATCAGCGCGGTTCCCGTCGAAACGCCGCAGAAGGGGAAGGAAAGCACCCGATCCGTCGATGGAGTTCCGCTTGTCGCCGTCACCGTGGCCGCCCCAACCGTGATCGTCTGCCCGGCAGTCGGTGCAACACCCGTCAGAAGTTGAATCCAGAGCTTCGTGGCCGACCCTGCGCTATCCCGAGCCAGCACTTGACCCGTACCGCCCGACCACGATGCAGCCGCGCCCTCCGAAACCGATCCGGAGCGAGGCGTCGTCACTGCGACTTCATGCGTGATGCCCCGGAAAAGCTCGCCGTTGAGCCCGTACAGCGTCGAAGCCGATCCCCTGCGAGTCAGCCACTTCATGCGCTCGTAGAAGGTGTTAATCGAGTTCGCGCCCCGGTCCCACTCCGAGTAGTAGTTCTCCGGCGTCGAGTCGTTGTTCACGTCGATGCTGCGGTAGCCCTCGGTGTTGGCAATGTCGGCAATAGCTGCAATCGTGCCAATCACGGTCGCGTTGTTGAGGTCGTCCGCGTAGGTGAGCGGGACCACGTTGATACCCCGGCCCGTGCCATTGACCTTGAATTCCGAGTACGTCTTGCCCCATTCGCGGGTCTGGAACAGGAGCTTGCGCCCGTCCGTATCCGCCGCGCCCGTCCGCACCTTGACCATGAAACGAGCGGCAATCCCGTTGGACGCATCCGGGTTGATGCCCTTGATACCTGTCCCAGCGTGGTTGTTGTTCCAGAAGTCGTTGGCGATGATGGCGCCGTTCTGCACCACCTCGACATGGCAGCCGGAGTTCGCCACGATCTGCACGCCGTCGTAGATCACATCACCGTTGGTCTGGATGATCGACCCACCGTAGATGTACTCGGCGGTCGCGTCGTCGATGTTGTACCCGTTAATCAGGTTGATGATGGTGTCGAAGGACTTGTCGGAAGGCGTGTCCCGAGTAATGTCCATCAGGTCATCGCCGGTCGAACTGGCGTCGTCCGCGAGGTCTTGCAACCAGCGGTGAAGCTCAAGCACCGTCACATAGTTCGCGCCGGCCGTGCCGTGGGCGTATGTGCCGCCACCGTCGATGTAGCGAATGTCCTTGTCCGATTGCAACTCCCAACGAGTCGAATCAAGCGCCATGATTTATCTCCTTCCATGCCTTGCCTGTTCTGATGGCGCTGAACTGTGCGCTGCTGATGCCAAACCAAATCCACGGCGAATCACCATTGCGGTAATCAACCCCGCGGACCAACGATCGAATCTTCTCAACGTCGACCTTCGTTAGTTTGCTTCTGCCGTTCCTATCGCCAGCAGCGGCGCCCTTTCGCCCAACCATGACCCGAAGCCCGGTTGATAGTGCGTGCCTGTTGTTGTGACCGTAGTCGCACCACTCCAAGTTATCGATGCGGTTGTTGCCCTTGTTTCCGTCCTTGTGGTTGATGCACTGAAGCCCGCCGGGGTTTTTGATGAACGTCTCGGCAACAAGGCGATGCAGCAACTTATGACCGGCTCTCCCGTTCTCCATCTTGGCAACACGGATACGCTTGTAGCCAGTAGCAATGGTGCTGGGTGACAACTCGGCGCCAGACGGACCAATCACCCTCCCATCAGAACTCACCATTAAATTCAGGCTTGGGTGTTTTTCCCAGCGTGTTGCGTCAAGTGCCATGATGTTGTTCCTTCAAAAACCAAAAATGCCTGCGCCAGCTGCGCGACGTGCGGATCATGCCGAGGGAACGCAGGCGGATGATCACTTGGCCCACTCGATCAGCGCGGCCTTGCCGCCAGCGCATTCCTGATAGAGCCCAACCACAGCCATGTCGTGCGCCAGAAGATCACCCACCGTTGGCCCCTCCGGCTTTGGCAGTTCCGGGCACGGCTGCACCAAGTTTGCGGGCGGCGTTTGCTTGGTCGATGGCACCTTCCAGCAGCAGCCGGCCAGACTCAGGCACAGGACAGCGGTAACGGGCGTCTTCCAGTTCCTTGCGTAGCTTGGCTTCACGTTTCTTGGCCTCCGTCCTGATTGCTTCCGAGTTCGCGGCCCACAGGCCCGAGAGTTGATCCGCCTTGGCACGCGCTCGGTCCTCCGCGTCTCGGAGTTCCTTTGCGGCCTTCGCTGCCTCGGCTTCCGTCTTCCACGACTTGACCGACCAGCCAGAACCAAAGCCCAGCGCGAGGCCGATCAACAGGGCGGCGCCCACGGCATGAAGCGGCGCGATCACGGGTTGCCATCCTTGGCCGCCATGTAGAAGCGGAACACCGCGCCGGCCAGCAGCGACACGGGCGCAGTGTTGGCCCCGATCACGGCAGCAAGCTCAAGGCTCGGCGCGGCGGCGGCGTGCGCGTAGGCAAAGCTGCGCGCCGTCACATCCCACACCAGCCAGAAGGTCGCCCCGACCACGGCCGAGCGAACGGAAATGAGGTGCCGGCGATCGGCCCATGAGAGGGCAGCGCGAAGCTGCGGGTTTCCTCGGCGCTCTTCCATCATCCGGCCTTGAACTTGTTTTCGTCGAGGCGATGGTCGCCGCACCAGTCATTGACCATCACGACCGGGTAGCCGCCCATCGAAGGGGCGTGGCGACGGCAGCGGCCAAGGTCATAGGTGTTCGTATCGTTGTGCTTCATGTCGTGCATCGGATGCTTTGCTGGAACCTTCGGCAAGAACCACATGCACGTCTTGCACTTCATGTTGTCGCTGCGGTGAATCCACGGATCGTTCATGCCTCGTTCCTCGAAAGTTGTAAGTCACTCTGCAATAGCGGCAGCCCACCACTGAGCAACGGAGGCTCGACACCCGGCGGCCAGCGGTAAGCCAGAACCCGGTCGAGAGAGAACGGCTTGATGTTCACCGCGTTCCCCTGATTGCCGGCGAGAACCATGAGGTTCCAGACCTCATCCCGGCCAACGACCAGACCGACATGCCCGCCACCTTCACGGGAGAACACGACCACGCACCCAACGCGGGGGCCGGGTAGGTGCTGGCCCCACGTCGCCCAATCGCGGGCGCGCATCCAGAACTTCGGCAGGGGGAATCCCGCCTGCTGCATCCACGCGGCCACGGCGACACCGCACCACGGGGTTTCGTCGTCGTCCCACCAAGCGCGCAGGGAGCGCAACCAGCCGCGGATCTTCACGTTGGTTTCTGGGCCGGGGATCTCCACCGCGCCGATGTCGCCGCGGGCAATCTCAAGCCATTTCGGTTCGCTCATCGCTTGTCCTCCGGCAGCATCCACGAGCCGACCAGCAGGATCAGCACGACGACAACGCAGCCCAGCATCAGCCAGTCGAGGTTACTCATCGTCGAACTCCGCGTACTTGCCGACGCCGGCCTTGGGCTCAAACATCGCACCCTCGACGCCGCACTCAGACCGCTCATGGCGCATGAACTCGACGGGCCGAAGGATCGACATCGCATCACACATGCGGCGCGTGTGGATCATCTTTTGCCCATGGGCGCATTCGCGGCAGTCTTTCATTTCGGCCCCACCTGTCCATGCCACCAGTAGGCGATCAGCCCGGCCAGCACGATCAGCAGCCCCTTCAGGGTGTGCTTCGCAAGGTCGGAACGGAGGTCGTTGTAAAGCTTGGCTCGGTCGTTTGCCGCCTTCGCTGCAGCATCAATGAACGCGATGCGGGCGCGAACCTCTTCCTTTGTCCCAAGCTCCGCGAGAACTTCAGCCATTGACCGATGAAGCTTCTCCTCATGCTCTGCATGGGCCGGGAAGTCCCGATACCGGAAGCCGATGAATGCAGCGGACAGGCCGTTGATTTGGGTCAAGAGCATCTTGTCGATGCCGCGCCGGTCGCCATGCAACATGGCGTCGATCTCGGCTTCGGTCAGAACCTTGGGGTGGTGTGAGAGATCGGCTTCGGTGGTCACTTGTCACCCTTCTTCGGTTTTGCTTCCGGCGCTTCCTCGACCGTCGCGCCGAGCGTGTTCCCGTCCTTGTCCTTCTTCAGGACGATCGTCTTCTTCCCGGGCTCGCTCTTCGCATCGACTTGGATGTTGAAGGTCATCGGCGGCAGCATCGGCTGCTCGACCGGCTCGCGCTTCTCTTCCTTCTCAGCTGGAATTGCGTCGATCTTCTTCGACACGTCCTCGACCTGTTTCAGCAGCGGGGCAACGGCCTGCTCGATCATCTTGGCGACCTTCTCAGCCTCGGCGGCCTCGTCCTTCTCGGGGGGCATGCGCTCCTCGATCGAGACTCGACGAGACTCCAGCTCATGGGCCTTGTCGCTCTTCAAGAGGTCCGCCTCGCGGGCCGACTCGGCGTCCTGCAGCTTGGCCCGCGCCTCGATCTGCTTGGCCCTAGCCTCCTCGAGCTTGGCCTCGGCTTCCTTGAGCCGGGCTTGGGCTTCCCGGGCGGCGTTCGCCATCTCGCCCTCGAGCCGGCGGTCCTCGAGGAGTGCGTTCTGCTCGCGCTCTGCCTCTCTCTGACTCATATCCCAGCGTTTCAGCTCGAGCTCGGCAGCCTTGTCCTTCGCGATCGTGCGGAACTCATTGACCTGCTGGGTGAGCGTGGCAATCTGCTCCTCGTACTGGGCAGCGCCCTGCTCCATGGCCATCTGCATCTGATCCATGGCTCCTTGCATCTCGAGAACCTGCGGATCAACCTGCTCGCCTTCCGGACCCTGCATACCCATCGCCTTGCGAACAGCGTCGGCCATCTCCATGCGCTTCGGCAGGTTGGTCGATTCAAGGAAGTAAGGCGCCATGATTGCCTGCAGCTGATCGGGCAGGCTCTTCATCACCTCGGCCAGCATGACTTGCATCTGCTGCTTGTAGGCCGGCGTGGTCGGGACGTCAGACAGGGCCACCTTGATCGGCGCCCGGCGCACATCGTTTCGGACGTAGCGAAGGCCGGTCATCGGATCCACCGCGTCCTGATTGAGGATGATCACCTTGCGACGTCCGGGCTCGCCGACGTGGATCTGCGTCTCGCGTCCTGTCAGGTCTTCAGAGACCAGATTCAGCAGAGCCTCACCCACCAAGCGGCGGGCGTATCTGTAGTTGTCGGTCAATTCAGCGAGGGTTGTCGTGCCCTGCTCGATCAGCGAGTCGATGGCCTTGCCGGCAGTGACGCCGGAGTCCGACTTGCCCATCATCTGGTTGAAGACACCGGCGGCTTCCTGCAGCGCCTGCTTGGCCTCCTGCATCACCTGATACTGCTGGGTCGAGACTTCCATGTTCGACCCGATGGTGAATCCGTTCGGGTTCTTGCGCGCCGGGTTGGTGATGATCACCGCGTCAGGGCGGGCAACCTCGCTGACCAAGTCGCGGAAGTCGTTGTAGCGTTGATCGAGCGCATCGCTATCAACCTGCACCACCTTGCTTGAGAGCATCCAGAGCAGCTTGCGGCGCCGGGCGTTGATCTCTTCCTGCGGGGAGATCATGGCACGCACCAGACCATAGGGAACACCGGTCAGGTCTTCGCGATAGCCGAAGAATGGGATGTAGGGGAAGTTCTGCAAATTGCTCTGAAAGTCGTGCAACTTGTGCGGCCCAAGCCAGAGCGAGACACGGATCACCGAATAGATCGCCGGCTCCGGCCTGAACATGCCGCGGGCGACGCCGACCACATGCACGGGATTCTTCTCATCGAACTCGACTGCGCGCCCATCCTGCATCCGAATCACCAGACCGCGCTTGAAGCGGCGATACCAGCACTCGAAGAAGGACACCATGCGGCGATCGATGTTGCGCCACTCCCAGTCAGAGAGGGACATGCGGCGCTCTGTGTCGTAGGACTGAACGAGCGATATATCCTCGCTCCCGCGCTGGATCCACTCGGCCGGCCATCCAAGGCCAGCCTGTCGGATCAGTTCCTTGTGTTCCGGAAGGTAGGCACAAGCCTCGTCGATCCCGTACCACTTCTGCCTGATCAGGTAGCGCGCATCGGAGATGTCGGGCTCCTTCGATGACCAGTCCCAGAAGATCTCGCGGCGATGGACGGCGCGGACACGATAGGGTGGCTTGAATGGATCGGAGTCGCGGGTCACCTCGACCCAGCCGATGCCCGACTTGACTTGCTGGGCGTAGGCGTCAGAGCAGGCACGATCGGCGCGTGACTCGCGCTCGGCCTCGTTCATCTTTGCACTGAGGCCTTCTGCGACCTCTTGCCAGTCATCGCTGTCCGCCTCGACCCGCCAGTCGGATCGCGTCTTGGCTTCCATGCCGAGGACGACGTCGATCGTGGGCTTGATCAGATTGACGATCAGCGGGCCCATGCCCTTCTTGCTCAAGTCGGCGGCGGTCTCAGCATCGAGCTGGTTGCCGTCGTAGTAGTCGGCACAGGAATCCGCTTCACGGCGCCAGTTGGGCTGGAGCCGGACCTCTTCGCAGAAGCTGGCGAACTCGACGGCGTCAAGCTCGCAGCAGTCGTCGCTGGCGGGCTTGGCGTGCGGATTGATGGATCTTTGTGCGGTGCTGACTTCCATTCGGCAAGTCCCTTGCGAGAGATTCCGGCGGAACTTACCTTTCGAGCTGAGATGGGGGGATGGTTACATGGGCACCCTGTCCTTGGTTTTGGCTAGGGCGAGGTACTTTCCTCCGAGCGCAGGAAAGAGGCGAAAACCAGAATCATCGAGGTGCTTCAACCACCTGTAAAACCGATCCTCAACAATCTTTCCGGAGCCAAGCATTGCCAACAGTGGCGAGCCGTTAACCGTTTCATACGAACCAACTGGGGCTGAAATTTCCTCGTTGCTGTTGTCGTCACGAAGATCACCATCGTCCTCTGATCCCCAGTGATACTCGACCGCTTTATCGCCCTTGCTTGCAATATAGGCATAGGGCAGCTTGCCCAAAAAAGTCCTGATCTCTCTGTTAAGAACCAATACGCCGCCCTGCTTTTCGGCCCACTGAGTCATCCATTCGATCTTTTCTTCGTGCGTCATTTCACTGCTCCTTGATTGGTTAGGTCCGCCAGTTGGTCAGCCTTGCTTCCCTGAAGCAACGCGCCGGGCTCTTCGTTTCGTCCGGCAGGTAAATCGGCACGGCAAACGTCAGGGCCAGCGCGTCAGCGGCATCAGGCGACGGGACGTCACGCTGGCGCATCTTCTCTTTCGACTCGAGCTTGAGACGACGCGACGAGTCATAGGTGTATTGGGGGGCGCACAGGTCAGACTCGAGTGAGTCGTCATCAGGGATCTGGTTGGGGCCATTCTCGAACCACTTCTTCATCTCGCCCCAGATTTCATCTCGGCGGATGCCGTACTGCTCATTGTCGATCGCCCTCTCGCCAAAGCCAACACGATTGACCGGATACCCGAGTTCGATCAGCCGATCTGCAACGCCAGATCCAACACCAGTGCAATCCACGTTGATCGCGTCAGGCTTCCATGCGTCGGCAATTTTCGCCACCAGCCCGACAACTTCCATCGGGCCTTTCTTGTAGTACCGCTTCAGGTCTGACGCCACGCGGCCCTGACGCTTAATAATGGCCGTCGAGTCGTTGCCATACTCGGCTGGATCAACGCCCATGATCTTCGGTCCCTTTGCCTCGATCCTCGCCATCCGAGCCTTAGCCACCTTGGCTGGGTCAATCAGTGGGTCGCCAGTCACACGGCGAAAGGCAAGGGCACTGGTCGCAGGATATTCCTGATCGAATAGGGCGACATCGCCACGGAAGTCGTTCTGCAGCTTCATGCGTCGCCACGCAACCTGCTCAGGCGTCAGCTTGTAGGCGTCGGCATAATCCTGCTCATCAGGATCGATCGTGAAGTCCTTGCCGACCGGAATGGCGTACTCTTCCTGCCAGAACCAAGGGACAAAGATCGCGATGTACTCGGACTGACCGCGCTCTGCCTTTGACCACATCTGGTGAAACACGTTACCGACACCATTGGCCGTCGATTCGAGGATGATTTCTGTTCCCTCAAGGTTCGGCACCGCCTGCCCGAGGCCAGCCAAGTGATCGGCGGCATTGGTCCAGAACGCAACCTCAGAGCCGTGGAAATACTGGATCGTGCGACCCCGGCCAACGGCTTTGGATCCAGCCGTCGCGACGATGTAACCAGAGTCCAGCTGATCAAATGCAAGCTCCTTGGCGCTTGCCGCCTTGGTGCTGGGCCTCAAAACATCAGGACATAGATCGTGGTAACGCTTGGTCATGTCGAACAAGGCGTCGGTTGAATCCTGAAGATGCGTGAGGATAAGTGCCTGTTTGCCGAAGTTAAGCGAGGTTTTCCAATAGAAGCGGCCTTCAGTGTATGTCGATGCGCCTTGCTGCCGGCCCTTGAGAAGAATTGCCCGAACCTTGCCAGTCGCAGCAAGCTGGTCCTCGATCTGCCGGTGGATCCACATCTGCGCCCTGTTGAGCTTGAGCGGACTGATCTCTCCGCTCTTGGTGCGGATGCTCAGGCACTTCTCGGTGTAGCGCAGGAAATTGTCACGAAGCGGCCTGACGAGCGCCTTTATCTGCTCGAGTTCGTCAGCTTGACTCTTCATTCAACGCCTTCAGCGCATCGACGGTTCCAAACGCCACCGTGCCAGAGTGCTCGACCTTCTCGCCGTACTTCTTGGGGTTCCACTTGGCGAGGAGCTTCAGGCGCAACTCGACTCGATTCTTTGCCCATGCTGCGTGTGTTGAGTCGTATCGAGCGACACCTTGCGCATCGACGACCAAGCGAGGCTCTTCATCGATGATTTGCATCGTATCCTCGGCGATCGCATCCATGCCTAAATCGCGAGATTCCTTATAGCGTAAGGCAAACACCGGGTCTTTTATGATCCAGTCATAGACCGTAACCCAAGTCGGGTTGCCGGGAATGCGGCACCAGTCTCTCAGGGTGTTTCCTTCTGCGACCCACTTGCAGATCTCGTCCGAGATCTTCTTATCGACCGGGGTCGGCGGTCTTCCGCGCTTTGGCGGCATTGGTGGTGCTTGGTGTGCTTTCTTGCTTGCCACTTTTCTGCCTCTTATCGT